AGCCTGAAGTGCCTCAAGATGGTCTGTGTCTAGTAAAGCATGAACACACTCGGATATTGAGGGATATTCAGTAAGCCTTTTAGTCTTATAGTCAGAATCATCAAAAGCCTTCTTTACCTCTGCTTGAGCAGAAGCAATATTATCTTTTTCTTCTTGGGTAAAGGAACGTGTTATCTTTTCCCCTGTTTGTACGTTTAATTCTATTACATCAGCCATATTATTTTTCCTATTGAAATTGTATTGCCGCAACACCGCCATCGAAATCATCTGCAGTTGCTACAGTAGTAACTCTAACCCTATCTAGTGCATGCGATAATGTCTTAGCTCCTGCAGAAACCGATACTTGAGAGGCGTTAGTTGATTGCAAAATTCCCATAGAAACCCACGTATGGTTTGTGGAATCCTCTAGGTATAAATTAATAACCGCATCTGCCGCTCCTGCCGCCGCTAATTGATTGTCTAAAATAAACCCTGATGTGTCTGCCGTTGGTGTTGCACTACCCCCTGCCGCACATTCTCTAGCAGTATAACCAGAAGTTTCAACACCACCTGTTGCATCTCCTAACTGAATTATAAGGTCATTAGTACCATCAGTAGAAATACCAACCAACATAATAGTTATATGTTTAGTTCCTGCAGGAATACTTGTAAAATCAACAGTTGTAACTGTGCCACTTGATGCAGTTTGTTCTGCACTTAGACTAATACTATAAGGATTCGCTCCAGCCGCGTTTTCAATTTCTTCGGTTACAATTTTTGCGCTTTGAATTTGTGTTGCCATTATTTATCCCTTTGGATGCTTGTCTTTAGTTTTCTTAATCGTTGCTGACCAACCAGATATACCATTGTGGTAAATATCATCTAATTGATCTTCTATACTTGGATATTCCGCTTTACGTTTTTGAATGTATTGCATAGCTGTTACTTTCGACAAGATGTCTGCTTTTAAAATAACATCTCCCTTATGCCATGTAATTCTATCAGGATCATTATTAATTACCGATACTTCTGCATCTGAATTTAACGCCTTAATAGCTTCTATCACACTACCTGTTTCTAGATAACTCACGCTGCCACCTCTATTAGTATTATCATTGATTTTCCCGCAGAACCACTATCGTTTCTTTGTACGTTGATCGTACCAGATTGATCAAAACGACTCATCTGAGTTTTATATACAGTTGAACTTGTTGTGGATGGCGCATCTAAAATTGTTGCAAAATGTAGACTACGTTGATTATCGGCATCGCCTACGTCAATAGTATCGTATATGTTACTTGCTCCTTTAAATATTACTAGTCTACCAATCGAGCGACCATTGTGAGCTACGCTTTGTGAGACTAAAACCAAAATTTTACTTGATGCAGAAGTTGGAACTATTGTTGCGGTTAATCCAGTATCAGTCAAAGTTGAGCTGCTAAGGTCAACTTGAGTTGTAGTTGTGCCAGTCACTATCTGTTTAATAATGGGAAAAGTGCTACCACCAGCTTCATTTTTGAAGGTATCAGCTTGTAATACGTCAACTATTAATGTCATTTCTTATCCTCTAAATAATATTCCACGTTGAACCAGATGGAATCGTAACTGTACCACTATCTATAGTAATTGGGCCAGCTGTCATACCGTTTATATTTTGGTATATAGTATGTGTTCCAGAGCCAGTACCAGTAATATTTACAGCTGATCCACCAAATGTTTCTGACACTTTTAAAGTAGCAGTAGCAACATCTCTAACAAAATACTGCGTTCCTGCGGCTAGACCAGCAGGGAGAGCACCACCAGAATTTGTAAATTGAACTGTGTCATTATCAGCAAAGCCGTCATCTGTTCCTTTATTTATGGTATCCGCACTTGCGTCAGCTGTACAAGTAGCAGAGTGATCGCTCAAAGTTATAGACTCAGCTATGTTTGTAGCATTTGTTCTGATAACTGCGTTAGTTCCAACAGAAGGACCACCCCCTGCACTAGCTACGACTGCTGTTCCGTCAGCTTTTGTGTAATTTACACAATGAACGTCATTACTACCCGTGCTAAAAAACTCCGCTACATCTCCTGCAGCTGTTGTTATATTAGCTTCACCAGGTAAATCTAAATCAGTAGCATTATGGGTAAGCTGAAGAGCGCCATCAAACTGGCAAAAGAATTGACGATTAGCGTCCACAACAAAAGCAGTTATTGTAGTGGTTCCTGTTACATCAAAATAGTTACCTGTAGTAGTAACTGTCGGACTACCTGAAGCTATATCGGTCCCTTTTTTACATATATTAGTTTCTAAATTTGTTCTAGCCGCTAGTGCTGTGCTTGCTCCTGTACCACCTTCTGTAAGAGCTAAATCTGTCCCTAAAGTTAGTGATGTTAAATGAGTAACAGCATCTACAACATTTGTGCCGTTATTGTAAACCCACATTGTTTTGCCGGAAGCAACACCAATTCCTGTACCAGAAGGAGTTTTAATTGTAATAATATCCGCAGTACCATTATTAACTAAATAGCTTTTTTCTATGGCAGGGACTATTAAATTCTGAGCACCGCCAGACGTTCCAGTTAAATTAAGTCTTAGATTACGAGCTGGTTGAGCAGCAACAGTATCAGATAAAGTTAAGGTTACAGCTCCACTAGAAAAAGCCACGTCTGTAGAACCAGCGATGGCTTCTGTTAAAGCTACTGAAAGGTTATTATTAGTAGTGGTTCCCCACGTACCTGATTGTTCTCCAGTCGCTATTAATTCAAACTTTAATGATGAAAATGTACTCGCCATAATAATTCCTCTATATTTCTTTCCAGTCCGCTGTTTGCGATGTGTCTATTATAATCCAATTAGGATTTCCCAATATTGGTGCGACACCCCCTATAGTAACACTTCCAGTTAAAGTTCTAGAAGCAAAATTAACTACTAGAGGCGCGGTACTAGCTAATCCTATTGATCCAACAAGAGTTGTAATATTAGCTGGTCTTAATTCTGGAACTAACCCTGCTAAACTTACAGCTCCAACTAAAGGAACTATATCTAGCTTATTAGTAATCGTAGGCGCTACACCAGCTAATGTCAATGCTCCTACAGTCGGTTGAGCAAAGTCCCCAGTTACTAAACTTGGTGCTGCACCAGAAATAGCTACAGCGCCAACTGCTCCATTACTAGCTAAGCCTTGGCCCCAAGGACCAGAACTCCAAGTTCCTCTATCCCAACCCGCAGTTTGAACAGCCATTTTTACTCCTTAAGTTAGAGTAAATATACCCGTTGCTGCTGGTAATACCGTTAAAGTATTAGGCGATGTTACAGTAAATTGAGAACTTGATAACTGACAAAAACATAATAATTTACCTGCTGTAGAGCCTGTAGAATTACGTATGATTGCGTATTTAACATTTGTTAAACTAGCTCCCGATGCAGTAAATGTAAGTCCTATTGTCGTCATAGTAAACTTCATTTGTTTTGCTGAAGCACCTACTGTCCACTGAGAAGTAGCAGGGACAAGGTTTTTTCCGCCTGTTACATACCCACCAGTAGCTGATATTTCATTAGTTATTTGGCTATAAGTACTTAGTGTAAAAGTAGAAGCATTACTAGCCGATCTAGCTAGAACCATTTTAAATACACCAGCACCCAGCGTAATAGTGCCGTTGCCAAGGTATTTCTTAGCTTCGTTGTAAAGTTGCCATGCTGATGCGGCCATTTTTAAATCTCCTTAATATTAGCGTGTGTCGCGCCGATTTCTAAAATATGACGGAGTAATCCTCCATATATCTCTAGTTCAATTTCGTCACCCAAATGTTCAATTAACGTTATAAACTCTTGGGCTTGTGAAACCATCCAAGGATTACAGTAAAAAATCTTCCCGCCCACGTTCACAGGAACTACTGCATCACCGTCATTTTCTTTTTGCTCATATGCATGGTGTTTTTCTTCATCTAGGCATGAATCACACCCAAATAAGTGAAATCTTTTAAAACCTAACATTCTAAATAATGGTATAGCCCTAAGTAAAGCTGTTGACCCACCAGGTGTATGCCACCAATGTTCGTATTTTTCTCTTAATATAGCACCAATTAACTCTGCGCCTGTATGCCATATGTAAGTTCTTTCTTTAGGAAGCCCTTCAAATAAAGCAGGATCGCACTGAGAAGCTATAAAATATTTACAATCTTCTATAATCGGCTTAGTAAATTTAACGTTAAATGGTCTTGCGTCTACTATAATTAAAGCAGAGGGAGATAAACCCTTATCAATACACCATTTATAAGCGCCGTTTATTGTAATAAGTTTAACACCGCTCTCTCTTAACTGTCTAATTTTTTCAATATTACTTTCAACTGAAGGACCTCCTCCTACAATCATAGCTTCTATATCATTAGTAGGGTAAGGTTTAACTTGTTGAATCCCTAAAGATATATTATGTAATACGTTGTTTTTTACTATTTCGTCATCAGTATTTACCACGCCTATGTCTACAATGTCAGTTCCATCAGCCCATGCTGTTACGTACACTTTGCAATAATCGCCTGAATTATCAGACCAATGTACAACACAATCTCTAGAGTTAAATTTTTCAAGCCACCATTCATATTTATAAATTTTAGTAGACATGCAAAAAAATACGTGCTGGCAAGCTTTTAAGCAATTATCTAAAGCTTTATCTATATCATCAGGAGTAAGATGCTCTATAACATCTACACAATATCCGTACGCAGCGTTATCTTTAATTGGTTCAGTTATATTGCCTTCCATAAACCTTAAAGTATGTTTTTGTGTCTCTAACATAGGGACAATATCTTTATCCAAACAATTAGGAGCAAAGTCAACATAAGTCACATTAAGTTTTCCAAACACAGCTAAATTTAACCCTCCTCGACCTGTTCCACATCCTATGTCTAAAACTGAAGAACCAGCACGGGGTTTAGCTGTTTGTAAAAACTCATTGTAAATTTGTTCACCTAAACATTTTTCACGAGACTCTTCTCTGTTCCAAATATCTATATATTCTTGTTGTTCTAATTTTTTATAATCAATTAAACTATTTATTACTACTTGAGGAGGCTCAGAAAACACAGATGAGTTAGTCATTATTCAATCCTTATGATAGCGCTAGAAGAATTAGCGGTAGGAAATTCTATAGTCAAAGTTTGATCAACAGTTGTTTTTGTATCGCCAAAATCTAAAATTGCTACAGATTTATCGCTTTGAGTGCTGTTATAAATTAAAGCACCTCTAGCTGAAATAGAAGACCCACTCCAAGAAGTAGGACTAAAACTTAAAAACGCCGTAGTATCTGTAGATGTAGGAACTTGTGAAACTGTAAGGGTGTTACCTCCAGCTGTATAACCAGTACCAGAAGCTTCATTAGAAGCATTATAAACGGTTGTAGAAGCGCTTAAATCAGCATCCGAAGTATATAAAGCTATTTTAAAAGTGTCTGCTGTAGTAGCCGCACGGACTACTCCAGTACTAAAATTATGTACGCCATTAAGAATATCTACTTTAAAACTTGTAGTTTGTGTTTGAACGATAGCCATTTATTTATACTCTAGGTTGAGGTCTGGCAACAGGTATTCTAACTTGACCACTTCTATATGCGTCTCGTCTATTTTTACCTTCTCCTAGACCTTTTAGTTCTTCCATAGCTTCAGCGTATCTTTCTCTGTATTGATTAGTAATTTCATCATTTTCTTTTAGATACGCAGCTGCTTCCAACAACGAACCATAAAATAACGCAGTGTCGAAATTATCGCCCAACCAAGAAGTACTAGCAGTAACAATAGAATCAGGATAAAAATAATAATGTAATTCAGCATCATACGCAGTGTCTGGTG